ATAGAATATCTACAGTTTGTAGATTGTGATGGAGACGTCCCTGAATACAAGCAGTGGCAGTTTTATATTTGGAAATGGACTTATTCCGCAGATCCTCCTTGCACTTATTGCGGGAATAGTTGTCTTCCTAATTTTATTCAGTTTCGAGTCACTCGTAAAGACATATTACAAATATTCTATGTCAAAGACTGTAATTGTGCCAAATACAATTATGAGCAGCCAGTCGATTGTTGTGCGTCAAGATCCTAGCGACCCGAATAGTAAGATGCTCTTACCGTCAGATAATGAATTCACGGGCGTTGAATTTACATACAGCTTCTTCCTCTTTATTGATCCGGCAACCTTTGATACAAGCGGTGGACTCAAGCATGTATTCTACAAGGGCTACTCGACGCCGTTCCCGCTTCTGGGTCCGGCCGTATTTGTTCGTTCAGATGAAAATACGCTGCGCATCTTCATGAACTCCTATAAGTCATGGTATAGCTATGTAGATATTCAAAATGTGCCTGTACAAAAGTGGTTCTATGTAGGCATTGTATTCCGTGCGAATACTCTCGAGGTCTATATTAATGGCAATCTGAAGGGCCGTATTCCTATGGAGAAGACGTACCCTTACCAGAATTATCAGAATCTGATCATCTTTGGTCAATCTAAATTTAACAGCAATACGACACTTGGAAATAAGCTGGTAAATCTTCAGGGTGTTGAGGAGGATTTTAAGGTGACGGGTACAATGGCCGGTCAACTCAGTCGGTTCTACCACTACAGATATGCACTCTCCTTTGCTGAAATTCAGGCAAATGCGAACCAGGGACCCAGTTCCACAGTTGACATGCCGAGCACACAGGCGGCAAGTTCCTATCTGCAGAATGCACTTGTTGATTCATGGTATACAAGCTAAATAAATAGACTCTATAAGACTTTACTAGTGGGATTTCAAATTCCGATATTAAAGCCTCACGAAATAGAAGGGTAAGCAATGACTGGAGGTGGTCTATTAGCACTGGTCGCCTATGGCTCCCAAAATGTAATTCTAAGTGGAAATCCGGATATGACCTACTTTTATAAGGTCTTTCGTCGTTATTCTCACTTTTCAATGGAAAGTGTCTCTGCGCAAATGGATGGTCCCGACCAACTCTTTTTTGATCAACCGATAAAGGTTCGTTTCAAGATTCCTCGCGTGGCCGATTTAGTCAGTGATCTCTATTTTAGTTTTCAGCTCCCTGATATCTATAGTAAATATATCTCTCCACGAGTACGAAATTATCAGTATGAGTTTCAGTGGTCAAAATACATTGGATGTGCACTTGTTCAAAATGCAGCCGTCTTTATTGGTGGCCAGAAAATTCAGGAGTTTGATGGCTCCTATCTTCTTGCAAGAGCACTTGCGGATGCTCCAAAGGATGAATTTAATAAATGGGAACGACTGGTGGGCAATGTGGCGGAACTTGTAGAACCAGCAAATGGCATTTATGCTGGCGGCACAAATCAGACTGGTTATCCAAATGTAGTCAAGGATCCGACAAGGCCGCTAGGTGCACAATTTAATCGTCCCAGTATTTTTGGACAGACAGTTCGTGTTCCACTTCCTTTCTGGTTTACACAGAATACTGGTTCTGCTCTTCCACTTGTAGGACTTCAGTATCATGAATGTGAAGTTCAACTGACGTTAAATCCAATCAATCAACTCTATACAGTGCTAGATGCTTCTGGATTCCGTGTGGCACCTGGAGTTCAGACAACTGCATCTCTAAGCAATCTGCGCTCAAATCTTCCGGATTACACGACAGTTGTGGATCTGAGTGGACAACTCAATGCCTTCTTGACAGACATTGGTGCAGATGTACCTGCACTCAATACATGGAGCCTTCAACCTACGATTGAGACTACCTATATTTATCTTCCTGAGCAGGAGCGCAATCTTTTTGCATCCACTCCTTTATCCTATCTTCTTCATCAAGTTACATGGTATCCCTTTCCAGCTCTCTATACTCGTCAAATTCTAAATCTTGAGACTCATAATCCAATTGAACGTCTTCTCTTTGTAAATCGTCGTTCAGATACATTACAGTATCGTAATGACTTTTCCAATTGGACAAATTGGTGGAACTATCCTTCAACACCCTATCTGCCACCGCCTGGAGCTGTGCCTCTTCTGACGCAAGCCTTCTCATCAGGTGTACTTCTTCAGTTTGCCCAACTCCAAATTATACAGGCTCTCAGAGTTCTCTGTGATGGCAATGAAATACAGGAGATGAAACCAATTGACTATTTCACAAAGGTCGTCCCTTATAAATATACAAATGGCGACCCTGGCGAAGTGCTTCCAATCTACAGTTTCTGTCTCCATAGCCCAAATCACCAGCCGTCAGGCTCTCTAAATTCCAGCCGAATTCGTGTATTTCAAGTGGAGGTGAATCCGTATACACTGCCACCGACTACAACCTATGTATATGATTTAACTATTTATGTTGAATCCATTAACTTTGTAGAATTCGCGTCAGGTATGGGTGGACTGAAGTATGCTCTATAAATAGGATGGGGCAAGGAGCAAGTCAATTGTTTGACAATCTTACATATAACCCCGATGTTCGGCGTCAAAAGGCGGCCGACCAAAAAGATGCTGCGAAGACTCGTGATACCTACAGAGAAATGCTTACACAATTGCAGACAGATATTCAAAAAGATTCTGCAGAAGGTACAATCACTCCTGAAGGAGCGACTCTTATGCAGGGCGTTGTAGATAGTGGAACAACATGGTTGAAACAAAATCCTAGTGCACTTTCAGATTCTATCGATGCGCAGGGTCAAATAACAATGGATGCAATGACTACACAAATAAATGCAGATAAGATTAGAATTGTCTTCTTTAATTCTCTAAAACTCTGGAACTATACACTTTTACAGCTTCAAAATCAGAATCTGGTCTCTGCAGATAAAGCGGTACAATTCCAAAAAGTTCTTGATCAAAATCAAATCTGGTATACCCAAAATCTAACATCGCCTCTTGCGACTCTTCAGAAACAGATTGGAACGATTGTCGCAAGTGCGGAATCTATTCTTAATGAACCCGCTGCAATTCAACAAATTCAAGCTGCAGCCGCTACGCAGCAAAAGCAAGGAAGTAGTCTTGATTCCATGATGACACAAGCATCTGCAGCAGCTGCAGAAAAAGAGAAACAGCAGGAATCGCAATTCAGTGGCGACCGTGTTAAGCAGAAAATCTGGGACCAGACTATTTCAGGTATTTTTACGATGCTCTATCTGGTGATTGGGCTCTATACTGCTTCACTTGTTGCAAATGATTCACTTGTTCACTCTACACCTATTCGTGTTGTCTACTTTATTTATGCTGTGATGCTTTGGTTTCTAGTGCTGCCCTATTATATCTATCGCTCCTATACAAGACACCCGCCTTTTATGGGAGCCTATCTCTTTCCACTCTATCCCTACAATCCTGATGAAGTAAAAAAAGAGTCTTTTTTTGAAGAACTTGTTTGGTACAAGGAGCTTCCATTAATTAAAAAAGCGCAAGAAGACTATGCGGCTGCAGCAGAGGCCGTCATAGCAGCACAGAAATCCATAGGTTAAACCCGAATGGTGAATATCTGGTAGAAATGACTCCTATTCTTGTAAGTGTAGTTACACCGACTTACAATAGAAGGCGATTTATCCCTTATCTTATCAAATGTTATGAAAGTCAAACTCACAAGAAGGAGACTATGGAGTGGATTATTTTGGATGATGGACAAGATAAAGTGGGCGATCTTTTTGCCATTGCTGCAAAGAGAATTCCCAATATTCGGTACATTTCTCTTGATGAGAAACTGACAATTGGTGAAAAACGCAATCGCCTCAATGATGAAGCGCAGGGTGCAATTATTGTTGCAATGGACGATGACGATTATTATCCTCCTGAACGCGTAAGTCATGTTGTTATGCGCTTTGCAAATAATAAGGATGTCCAACTTGCAGGCAGCTCAGAAATCTATATGTACTACTCAGATGTAAAAGAGATTTATAAGCTCGGTCCCTATAATCAAAATCACGCCACAAACGGTACAATGGCCTGGCGAAAGTCATATGCAGCCACACACCGTTATGATGATACAGTTACACATGCAGAAGAACAGTCTTTTCTTGAAAAATATAAGCATAAGATGATTCAGCTTGATCCTTTTAAAGTTATGCTCGTCATGAGTCATAGTGAAAATACATTTGATAAAAAGAAGATGCGAGAGGATGTTGGTAAGAATCCGTTTATTACAAAAACGACTTACAAGATTAAAGACTTCATAAAAGATTCTGAAATGCGCACTTTTTTTGCGAATGCCTAAAGTTACAACCAAAACGCTCTTTAGTTGAATGATACATAACGCCGATGTATTTACAGAATTATATAATCGGCCGTTTGTGAACGGCTGTACTTCGGAGTCGCCTATGATTGATCAACCATCAA